ACAAGGTATGTCATTTCATTCTTGCTAACCGGATCATAGTAGCCGCCAAATTTATTTCTGGGTCGGAAACCAATGTATGATCTACTAATCCTTGTTTTATAATCAATATAGCACTTTCTTGTTTTTCTTCGTCTCCAAACAAATCAATGTTGTCATAAAGCCATTTGTAGACATCTTCTATCTCTTCTGGTCTTGCTTGGCTACAGACAAGTTTTCTTGCTTTAGAAATCTGTCCTGCTTTGAATAGTTCAGTCATTTCAAGTTTCCAATCACTTTCTCCAGCATCACTCTTTTGCGGAGGAACAAGCTCACCACTTACACTATTCATTTGTACCATATTTATACACTTACGTAAATCAGGATATGTAGCCTTAACGTATGTATCTAGTGTATCAATGTCTGGAGTAATTTCTTCAGCAATTAGTATCTCTGCTACACGAGCAGTAAATTCTGTTTGATCAATACGTTCAATATGAAAGCCTTGACATCTTGAATGTAGTGCTGGAATAATCCTGTTTGGATAGTTACAAGTAAGTATGAACCTGCTTGTTGTATGATATTCTTCCATCACGCCACGCAATGCCGCTTGTGCGTTTGGACTTAGATAATCTGCCTCATCTAGCAATACCACCTTAAATGCTCCAAACGGAATCATTTGTACAAAGTTTACAATCTTATCTCTAACGTCTTCTACACTATTAGTTCTACTGGCATTGATCTCTAATACATCTAAGTCATTTATTTCTAATTGTGTTAATAAAATTTTAGCAAGAGTAGTTTTACCTATACCAGCATTTCCGCTAAACAATAAATGGGGAATAGTACCATCCTTTATCCACTGCTCAACTTGTTTTCTTTGATGCTCATCTCGAAATACATATCCTTTTACGTCCTTCGGCCTATATTTTTCTACCCAAAGTTCCTTCATCGTCCTAACCACCTCCTAGCCGCGTTAATTGGGTTTTTAAGTCCTTCATATGTTTGATCAATAAATTCAATATGTTTTCCTAACTTTTCATTTAACATTTTAAGTTCTTTTTCTATATTTGTCAATCTATCATTATCTATGGCTTGCCAATACTGAAACTTTTTGTTTTTATCTGTACCAATATATGCCTGTCCTGTTTCCATATCAATAATTTTCCATTTGCTTGGACACTTGGTTTCTATAACTAAATTAACTGTTTGTTCTAATTCTTCCACTACAGTTCCGTCAATTAATTTTCTAGCTTTCACTTTTAACTCCAAAATGTTTATATGTATCTTGAACGCATTTTGCTTGATAATAGCAATCTGCTAAGGCATTGTGTGCCGATTGTTGTATCTTTTTTCTTGGATCCTGTGGCAACATTTTAAACAATGTTCTACTATCTCTAATCTGCCAGAAGTTCCAAGGCACAGGTTTGCCTAAATTTTTATATAAGTCTTGTAATATTACAAAATCAAAGGTAGGTCCTTGACACCATATGTAATCTAAACCTACACACCACTTGTTTAATTGTTTTGTAAGTTCGTCACTTCCTACTCTTTCCTGATCTCCAAATGCTTCGTCCTGTATATCTTTTGGTTGTGTGCTCCACCACTTCATTGTGTTATCATCTATTTTTCTATTTAAATTTTCACTTTGTTCCTCTATATCACATCGTAAATACAAAGGATTATACGGCTCGGCATTATCAAATGGATTAAATTTTATAGCACCTACTGTGATAATAACACTATCAGGGTTCACCCCAAGTGTTTCTAAGTCAATCATTCCATGTGTTGCCATACTACATTACTTTCACTAAAATGACCACTTGAACTGCTAATACTACAATCGGCACAATAGTTCTTACAAGTTCCATTATGTGATTATATTCATCTAGTTTTCTTTCAAGCCTATTTCTTTTTGCCATACTACCCTTTCCTATTCTCCTGCCCCATTGCTATTAAGATAAGGAGGATATAAAGGATAGGCCAACCCCAGCCTTCTATCATACCAATTAAATGTAATGTCATTAAAGCAACACCTACAACTCCAGTTGTACCAATGCCGCTTGATTGTGGTTTTGGAAACTTCATTATACACTCCTATTTTGTTTATAATAACATAAACAACATGGAATGTCAACTACTTTTGGCTATAAATCACCTTGTTTTCGATTTTCGGAATAGTGTACATCAAATTCACCGCCTGGATATCTTGCCTTAAGTTTGTTAACATTTTCTTTTATAACTTCATTTGGATCTAAATCCAACGCCCTACATGAATTAATCCAATACCAAATAATATCACCAAGTTCTCGTTTAATATGATATTTGGTGTCGTCATCCATAGGCTTACCTTGGAATACACATTTTTTAATAATCTCGGCAAATTCGCCTCCTTCTGATGCTATACCAATTGCTCCCGTCATCAGTAAAGCCATATTTGTTTTGGAATCAAATTCTAGTTGCTTGAGTCGTTCACTCATAAATGAACTATTGTTTGATTCCGCAGACGTAACTTCTTGTACAAAGTCTTTGTATTTATTTAGGTCAATTTTGTCTGTGCTTTTTTCTTCTGGTATGTTCCTACGAACAGTTTCTAAATCTATCAATTCAATCACCTTGCGAATTCTTCTGGTCTAATATCTACAGGACCATCTGAGTATTCTTTTCCAATAATAGCATCAGAGGGTCTTTCTTCACTTACTGCTAGAACACTTTCTGCTTCTACCATTCTAAGTTCAATTTCCTCATTACCGTTATTAATTTTTACTCCTCTAGTCCATCTTCCGTGTTCAACTAATATCCAATCACCATTGTTATAGTCATCATTATTAGTTGGACCTTTGGCATAAACTTTTGCCCATCTAGGATATATACCCCTTGTGGTTCCATCATCATTGGAGATGATTATTCCACCTGCTGTTTTTTGCTCTCCGAAATACATATCCCTTACCAAGACTCTATTTTTTACAGGGGTAAGGTCTCCCTGTATAGTGTGTAGGTTAGTTGCCATTACGCACCTCTTTTAACAAAATTGCCGTCTTTGTCTTCTACCCAATCTTCTTCAGCTGTTTCAGCTTTTGTTTTTCCAGACTTTGTTTTTACACTTGTAGATTTTTTAGTTTCTTCTACTTGTACTGCTGGAGCTTCATCAACTTCTTCTTTAGCTGACTGAACTGGTGTTTCAAACTCAGTAGCAGGTACATTATCTTCGTAATAGTCTCTAAGAACATCTTCACGTTTTCTAACGATCTTTCCACCTGGTCCTAATTCGTCACCTCTAGCGTTAACTCTTACGTTGCCAACTGCTGGAGTAAGTTCATTTCTTTGGCGTAGAAGATCCATATCAATGTTTTTACCCTGCATTGTACGGTATTGTTTTCTACCTGTTTGTCTAACTGCCATAACTGACCTCCTTTATTATATATGTACTTATCTCAAGAACTCGGTGTAATCCAGCTCATATTGGATTGAATTTACCTTATGTATACCAATTAAAAATAGTATATAACTAGCTACACTAGAGCCTCTTCCTACACCCCATACTATATGATTCTCTCGCATAAAGTCAACTAGATAAACCATGTATCTAAGCAGATCATACATCTGCCTTTTCTTATACTCTACTAGTTCTTTTTCTACTCTATCTATTTCTTTTGAATCTTTACACTTATCTTTAACATATTTTTCTATGTCTAGTGTTTTATAATAGTCTGGCATAAACCATTCATTTTGGCACACCTCATCAAACTGTTCTTTTGATACATCAATTTCTTTATACTTTTTAAGTTGGGGGATGCCAGAGTCTTTAGCCAATGTGTTAAATTTATCAACATCGTCACTAGGATCACATAGCACCGTGTGGCACTTGCTTATGTTACCTTCATAGATTAAATCTATTAGATCCTCACTCGTGAATCTGGGAATTCCAAAATTATCTGTTTTCATTAGCATTAATTGTATTTTACGATACTTTGATCAAATTGTCAAGATCTAAATCGCCATTTTGTTCTTCTTGCTTTTGTTTTTCTTCTTTTATTCTAACTTCTTGCTTGTAGAACTCAATGAATGTTTGTATTTGTTCTCTTACTTGTGGATTTTGGGTTTGAAAATATTTTTTGGATAAGTCTGCTAATTTTTCATGTATGTCAGATACAGTCATGTCAGCAGTATCTTCGCTAAACGGATGAATCATTATTCAAAGTAACCAATGTAATCTGCGAATACAGTTGCTCCAGCGTCGAAACTAATAAATTCAAAAACATAAGTTCTTGTTTGTGGAGTATCTATAACAAATGTATTTCCTGTTCCTGACCAATCACTGCTTCTTTTTAAAGTTCCGGCACCAGCATTAGAAGCAAAAGTTATTGTTCTTTGTACTCCGTCATTGTTAATGAAGACTCTAACTTTACCTGTTTTGGTAGTTTCTGGCCATTCTGTCAATGTTAATGTAATGTCTGCGCCAATAGAGAACGATTGAAAATTACCACTACTATAATTTATATTTTGGCTTGTGTTTACTGTACCACCAGCAAAATGACCAAAGCTGTTATCAATGAAGTTTGCGTTTTTAACAGTATTTCCTAAGAAGTCGTTAGTGCTAATAGTGCCACCAGTTGGAGGTGGTGAGTATGTTACACCTTGTGCTGTGGTTGTTTGTAGAGTTTCTATCTCGCTTTTTGCGGCTACAAAATTGTCCTTAATGACATTAAAGTTATCTCTAAAGCCTTGTGAATCATTATCTTGACCTGCTACTGGGTAATCTTTGTTTACACCTGTATCATTTATATTACTAGCCATGCTATTCTCCTGTCATATTATTTATCTTAATTGCTGAACGTCCAGTAAAGTCTACTACGTTAAACAAAGGTTTATATGGATTTTTGACGAAATATTCGTCTACTGCCTTGCGAGATCCTTGCCAATGCCCATAATCGTCAATAATTAGCACACCGTTATTACTCAAAACAGGATACAGCCAATGTAATTCTGTTTTAGTAGATTGGTACCAATCAGTGTCTAATCTTAACACACTTATTTGGGTAGGCCTATTACTAGGATCTTTAAGTGTTTCGCACACATCTCCTTTAATAAACGTAACTGCATTTATGTCTATGCCTGCCGACTGAACACATTTCTTGACATCTTCTAAAGATGCGTAACACCAATCTACATGCGTATCTGTTTTTGTTTGATGGTATTTGACTGTTGCCATTTCCTTTGTTCTAGCATTTACATCAAATTCTGTTGGTTCAGCCATTCCTTCAAATGTATCATACATCCAAACTTTTTTGTTAGATCCCATACGTTCAAATATTTTTTTTGCTAAAATTCCGTGTCCCCCACGCCATACTCCACATTCTACAAAATCACCTGGTACGTTATTTTCAACAGCATATTTACATGCTTTAAGAGTGTTGACTAACCTTGCTACAGAAGTCATTGTAAAATAGCTTTCAAGAACATATCTTATCAGTCTTACTTCTTCTTTATCTAGTTCTACAGCTATGTTTGATAATTCTAATTTTTGAGACTTGCTAATTCCAGCCATGTGTTACTCCAACAAAATATTTATTAGACGTTAAATTGGAAATCAGCGAATTTGATGTATTGTTCATTACTGTTATTTTTTGTTGAGTCTATGTTATAACGATCTATTTCTATGTTTAATTTTTTAAAATCAAAACTGCTGTTGTTTATGTTAAGTAATACAGAATCTGCTTGTCCTGGTTTACAATAAACTAATGGAACTGCTAAAACAAAACCCAATTCAGCCTGTCCTGTTGTTTGTGATGTACGCATCCATAAAGGATAAAATTCTCTTAAATTGTTACCTAATGCTCTAATGCGTTTTCTCATGTTTGTGATATTACTAATATATTTTCTTTGATCAGCACTATCACTTATTTTTATAGCGTCACTGTCTATTTTGATTGTATTTGTAACAGGACGTAATCTTAAAGGATCGCTGTTTATACTATCATCAATATTTGCCACTACTATAACATTTCCATTTTGATCTGTTACAGTTATTTGATTACCTGGATTGAACAATAACGGAGACGTTCTAGCAAAAATTGTAATCGTTCCTGTAGAAGCAGGAGACTTTCCATTACCGCCACGAAGTCCTATATCAAAAAACCCTTGGCCTGTTCCTACTCCTGTGTTATCATCAGTAACTTCGAATTGGATGCTATCAACTGTAACTTTTTTTGTAGTTGTTGTAGTAAACTGTTCTTTGGTTTCACCTACGTTAGGTTCTGAAGGGTCAACAAGTTCTACATATATAACTTCATAGACTGTATCGTTAGTTCCTACATTTTTTGCAACTGCTTTTTTTACTGCTCCAAATTTATATTGTTTTCTTAAATGATTTTTTGCTACGGCCCCAACAAATTCTTGAACTTCTTTTGTTTCTATTCCTGCGTATGCTAATGCTTTTATTTGATCTTGTAATCCAAAAGCAGGATCGTTTGGTCTGTATACTGACTGTGGAGGAAATATATTTGGATCAGATATAAAATTTCTAAAACTTAATCTATCAGTATTTTTCATTAATGGTATCATTGAGATACTGCTGTATAACAAATCATCTGGATCAGTTGTTGATATAGTAAACGTTCTTGTGGTAGCACTAAATCCAAATTGATCTTGTGCTGTAACTGTGAAGGTATATGATCTATCAAGTGTTGTTGTACCACCGTCAAAAGTAAATGTGCCTGTAGACTTATCGATAGTGGTTAGTCCAGGCTTACCAACCTCTCCAAACTGTCTAACTTTTCCTTGTAATTGTCCATCAATAGCTAATGTAATTCCTGGAGGTAACTTCCCGCTATCAAGTGTATATACTAAAACAGCATTAGGAACAGTACTTGTAGCATTAACGGATAAAGTTGAAATAAAGTTTGCTCTTAAATTTCCTAAATCCGCCGCTGTATTCCATGTAATAACGCTTTCTACTTCACCTAATAATTTTACTGTGAAAGTTTTATCCTTTGCTATTACTTGGTTTGTTTCAGATGTTATTCTTTCATCGAAGTCATAGAATGACATGGTAACCACTTTGTTGGCAGTCACTGCTCCGGTAGAGTCAAAAGTTCTAAATCCTACATCTACAATACTACCTTTAAAACTAGATCGAATTAAGTCACTGTCACCTTGTTCAACTTTTGTTAAACTTTTATCAGTTGCTGTACCTACAACTCTACCATTTTTGACAACCCAAACTGATTTATCAATTATTCCTTGTAGAGTATATTTTGAGTTATCACTAGCATCTGCTGTTGTTACAGGGACAGTATTAAAAACAATCCAACCAGTTTCGTTATTTTGTCCTAAAAAAAGTTGTTCAGCAAAATTAAAGAAAGGAACATTTTGTTGTCCTGACCAAGTTTGCCCAACCCCTATGTTATTAAAAAATGATTGGAAAGATGTACTTGCGGCAGATCCTAACTGTCTCAATGCTTCAATAGTAAATTTGTATTCTTTGGTTACGGCAGGTTGATAAGGTACAAGTCCTGCTATTTCACCTGTCGTTGAATCTATACTTAATCCTGGTGGTAAAGAACTTTCCGAGCCGTCGGCATTGGATTTTTTAAGGGTAAAACTTATAATTCCTTGGTTGCTAGTTGGATCATATACATCTAAAAATAAAGTCACATAGTTATTTGCTCTTCTAAATCCTAAGTCACTTGGTGTTAACCAAACAGGCGCTCTGAGAAAAGTGTTGTCTGCTGTGAATAAGCCTGTACCAATCTGCATTAAAGTATTGTCAGTTCTTAGGAAATCATCACCTACAAGATAAATTTGAAATGATCTTTTAGCAATTACTATTCCGTCGCTGACGCTTACTGTAAAATCGTAAAATCTATTTAATTTTCTTGGACTCTGTGTAGGTATGGCATAATCATAAAAATTTGTATCGTAATAAAAACTTGAATAACCATTAAAACTTTTTACTCCAAAATCATATGGAAATTCACCAAATGTGTTTGAGTCAAAAAAACCAGAAGCGGCTCTTTTTTCTAACGCGAGTAAAGGTTCAACAATACCCGTTAGTTTTCCTGTTGTCATTCCAAGCTCTATACCTGGAGGTAATTCACCATCTCCGTCTGCGATGAAATATTCTAAATTATCACCTGCCGGAATATCAGGATCAATTACCTGTAGCTGAAAGTCAACTGGACTACTATCTAGTATGTAAAATTTTTGATTAGGACCTAAGGGCAAAGGACCTTGATTTGTTACCCAATTAGGAGCGTCTGCTCCATTGATTGAAATACTAAATGTTCTATCATCTATAGTATTACCTTTTCTGGCTCGCAAAACAAACTTGAATTCCTTTAAAGATTTAACTTCATAAGGAGTTCCTACCAAACTATTATTATTTGCTATTCTTAAACCTCCAGGCAGAGAGCCACTTATCAATGTTACACTATCAACCGTATTGATAGGCAAAGCAATAGTTTGCGTAATGCTTTCATTATATGTGCCGAGATTGTGCCCTGTGTTTACTGTCCATAGTTCAGACATTTTGTACTCCTATACTATATTTATGCTGTAGGAAGTGTACCCATATCTGCGGTAGGTAAAGCAGAAGCTGTAAATGTAGATGTTCCGTTATCAAAATCAACACTTAAAGCGTCTACTAGGTAATCTAGTGAACTAGAAAAAGTTGTTGGAAAAGCAAGTCCTTGATCAAATGTTAGGTAAGGAGCAACGTCTTTTATATCTCTAATATCTACTCCGTATATCTTACTTTTTATATCACTTGTGTTAATAATTTCTTTTTGTTGTCCATCTAAGTTTGCGGCTAATTTAGGTGTGGTATCAGTAAACAGGGAAGTTTCTGATGTGATAGTTATAGTTGTTCCAACTAAATTTGTTGTTACTAAATTTCCACCTGCTATTGTTAATGCTGTATTGTTAGCATCAAAAGTAGCGTTGGTATTATCAGCAAAAACTTGTAATTGAGGTAAGCCAGTTGCTGTAGAATTAATTGTAATAGTGTTATTGTCACTTGCTAAAGTTACAGCAGTACCAGCAACCAATTTTTTAAATTGCATCTCTGCGGCACTGACTTGGGCAAATACACCTTCCCCAGATGTTCCAAGATTAGCACCGGTAGTTTTTTCCGGATCTCTAGCATCTAGTTCTGCGAAGTTATTGTTTACTTTTACAAACGCTTCACGTAGGTCATCACCTGTACCATCGTTTGCTATTGTTCCTATGTTAACTGTTTGTATTGCCATATCTCTTTCCTACTGTATTTACCTATTCTTTTTTCTTAATCCGTATGTGTTACTTGTGTAAGGATTTACTCTATTGTATCTGTTAAACAACATTCTATTATAGCCACCACATATATCAGTTGTATCTCCATAGTTAGCATTGTTTGATTCATCTTTTAAAACTGCGAGAGCATCATTTTCTAATTTACTTTTAAGTTGGGCAGGTGTTAAACTTGGATCTGCATGTAGATACAATGCTCCTACTCCGCATACTTGTGGACTTGCCATACTTGTTCCACTTATGTTAGTTTGTTTGAAACTTGAATTACCAAAGTATTGTGTGTTACCAAATCTAGTTGTAGTGCTACATGAACTGATAATATTTTCACCAGCGGCGAAAATAGAAACTCCTGGTCCTGTTGTGCTGAAACTTGTTTTTCTTTCTGTATTCGCATCTTGGGGAGTACTATCTGTACAACCTACCATGTTAGCTCCTTCATCAAAAGGAGAGCTACCTCTATGATAGTAATTATTTGAACCACCACTCCAAAAAATTACATTGTCATAATCTACTCCTGGTCCAACGGAAGTGTCTGCTTTAAAACTATTATTGCCAGCCGCAATACAAATATGTACTCCGGCATCTATACAATCTTGAACATCAGCATCAACAGAAGGTACCCTTGATGGATATCTATAAGCAAAACTTCTATAGTATGGATAGAATCCATAAGTATCTCTATGGTATGCTGTTGTAGAGTTCCAACCTGCTGTGCTTGAGTTATAAGTTACTCCTCTATAGACATAGCTTTCTATGTTGCTAAAACTACTTCCTATTGATCCACTGTAACCCCAACTAGCATTTACAATGGTCGGACGTTTAAATCCTGTCTTTGGATCTACTGGTTTGTTTTGATGCCAACCTTTGATTACATCAAAGCAAGAATTTACACTAATACCAGTGCCTGAATCTCCACTGCCTTCAAGGCCATTTACTTTTACACTATAAACTCTTGCTCCAGGAGCCCAACCAAAATTTAATCCTGTCGCTGTTCCTCCGCAATGAGTCCCGTGTCCGTCGTAATCTCTATAATGGTTAGCACTTTGTGATCCAGTTAATCCTGATTCAGCATACCAGTCTATAAGTTGTACTCTTGATACTCCGTTGGCATCATTAAATTCAGGATGGTCTACTTGTAGTCCACTATCTTGTATTACAATATCAACACCAGTGCCGTCCATTGAATAAGGTCTGTCATAAGTTGTACCTAATGAAGTAGAGGTTCCATATTTGTTTTCTGTGAAACTGTGTATTATTTTACCCCAGTCTCTATAATCGCCCGAATCAGAAGATGACTTGTTAAAATTAGCTGTTTGAATAGCATCATATCCTATTTCAATATCATCCCTATCTTCTGGACGTAGCTGTACATCAGTCACTCTACTATCACTGCGTAAAGCAACTGCTTCAGCATCTGTAAGAGCGTAGTGCGTGTTTCTTGTTGATAAAGCTCTATTATCAGCAACGTCTACAGTTCTATTTGGAATATCTCCTGCTCCAGTAGAAGCAATCATTTCTTGATTAAATTGTGCGTAGTCAACACCTTTGTTTAAGGTAACAATATATTCTTTTTCACTCATTATATAAATCCTAAAGCGTAAGCAATACCCATTTCAATTCCTAACAATAACATAAAACCTATAAGGGTAAAAGTTATTGCCATAGGTAAGAACATAACATCTTTCCAAGTACGTTTTCTTGTACAACAATCACTCATTTATAACTCCTAGTGTAAATCAACCCAAGCACCATTGGCATAACCTTGGAACTTGTTAGTAGTAGTATTATAAATTGTATCTCCGTTACCTGCTGTTAAGGCATCTCTTTGGGTAGTAGTGAAACTTGCCAATCTCAATGGACTATTAGTTATTTTAACTTGATCCTGTGCTATAAGTTCTATTGAACTAGCACTATCTATCTGAGGTGTACCTACTCCTGAACTTTCAAAACTGTCTGCTGTAAATCTTTGAGCAGTTAGATTTCCGTCAACAGTTAAGTCACTGCTCATTCTCACACTTGGTGTCATAACAATTTGTGAGCTATCGTCTGTGTCAATTACACTTGAGCTTAATGTAAAGTTACCAATTGAAGTGCCACCTGTTCCATTCTCCCATTTAGAAGTAGAACTGTTATATTTTAATACTTGGCCGTTAGCAACACTCGTTATGTTTACATCATTTAAGCTGTTGATACTTTCTGCTGTTATACCAGCTATGAAGCCAGCACCATTAGTAAGTTCATTTGTATTTGATGGAATAGTCGGCTTATTTGTAATTGTGGAGGTTGTGTAATCTATGCTTACCCCAGTTAGATTAGCAAAAGGAATACTCGTAATGTTTGTACCAGTTCCCCATAAATTATCGGCATAAACATTTGTCCATTTTAAAGTATTTGATCCTAAATTATATGTGCTATCAGCACCAGGAGAAACATTTCCAAAACTTACGCTATTGGTTGTTTCTGATCCTGCTGTGGTAACTTGGGTTAATGTAATTGAATCTAAGTTGGCACCACTTCCGTAATAATTATTAGCTTGTACATCACCTCCTACATCTAAAGTTTTTGTTGGACTTGTTTTGTAAATACCAATCCTGCTTGAACCTGTATCGATTTTAAATGCTGAAATTGTTCCAGCAATAGGTTTCACTTTTATTTCAAAGTCTTGTTCATTTACTAAATTTTGTAATACTACATTTCCGCCTGTGATTCCTAATGATACTTTGCTTATTGAGCTTCCGCCAATCTGTAATCCGTTATCGTCATTGATTGTAATAGATCCATTTTGTGTGTAGCTTTGATTAGAACTTATAGCATCTGTAATACCGTAACCAGATAAAGTTGTAGGAGTTCCTGTTAACGAACTAAACTGACTATCAAATAAAGTTGGTTTATTTGTTAAGTTAGCATAATTTAAATAGTAAGATCCATCAAACCCATCTAGTGTATCTGCGTTTAGGCCTGAGCCTCCTGTTGTAATATCATCTGCTGGTGCCCATTTACCACCGTCCCATTTTAAAACTTGTCCTGTTGCTGGAGGATTAGAAATTGTGTCCACATCAGCTAAATCACTTATGTCATCTACCAAAGTAGGTTTGTTTATAAGACTAGTATAACTTCCTGTAGTTGCCACTGTGGCAAAACTAGGTGTTCCAACAATCTCACTATAATTTACGCTTCCGTTTACCCACGCCGCTCCACCATCAGTATTGCCTGTGGTTGAATATTTAATTACTTGGTTGTTTGCTAATCCGTCAAAGTTAGTTGCTGGAGCAAGTCCTCCACTACCTCCACTACTTGTTCCTGTATTTGTTATAGTGATTGTTCCGTTTAGATCATCATATACAATATCAATACCTGTTCCTTCTCTAAGGACAGCATTTACTCTATCGTCTACTCTTTCATTTGTAAAATATAAATTAGTGCCTTCAGGTAGCTCACCTGTGTTTGTGGCAACAGTTGGTTTATTTGTTAAATCTGTGTAACTGCCGCTGAAAGGATTGTAACTAACATTATTAATAGTAAGTCCAGTTGCTGATATATTTCCAGCACCAACTATACCTGATCCTGTAAGATCGAGATTATCACCTGACGGTAATTCTTTTAGCTTGTTTTGATCATCTCTGTCAACTATAATTGGAAATCTATTTGCCATATTTAATCATCCTCTCTATGTCAGGTTCGCTATTCTTGTTTTGAAATCAGCAAAGTCTGTGCTTGCCGCCGCCACAGTTTTTAAAGTTTGTAGACTTACATAACCTGGTATTACTCCATTTACAGCATCTACTAATAATGTAGAATCATCTGCGAACACTGAACCAACAACATCTCTTTTAGTATTAGATACATCAAGTTCAGCAAAGTTTTTGTTTATCTTATCGAACGCAACTCTTAACGGATCACCATCGCCTTTGTTAGCACTTGTTCCTATGTTTATAGTTAGAATAGCCATTATACTCTCCCTATCACAACTTCAACAATGCCATGTCCGTCATCATCTTTTGTGCCCACTGCTTTACCAATTATTGTTCCTATGCCTGGTATATTGTTTACCATACCGTATCCTGGTATCGCACTTGTTACAATCATATCACCTTTTTTAACTGTACCTATTACTTTACAAGGAGTTCTACCTTGTAGCGCCAACGGCGTGACATGTTCACCTTCTAACTGGCTGTTCATTAAGTGTGCCGGATTCTCTGAAACAACACCTGCTACCTTAGTATCACCTTTGATATTTGTTGTAGTAAGTTCTTGTTCTCCGCCAAATATAAGAACCGTGCCCACTTCGTAATCATTATCAGCTAGATAGTTTTCTGCCAAGTCAGCGTATTTTGCTGAAGTTGCCAAACCATCAAGTGCTGTAGCATAAACTGTAGAATATCTTAAAGAAGATGTTCCTAAAGCATATCCATTATTACTTGAAGGGCTTGCCGCTGTTTGTGTAAATTTAACAGCCGCCACATTGTTGTTTGCTATAATTGCTATTTCACCTGCGGCTGTAAATCCTGTACCTGCTCCTACAGCTATACCTGTAGAAGATGATCCTTTTTCTCCTGGAGCTTCTATGAATGAAGTGTAAGCCCAATCACTTGCCAGTCTTGGAGAATTCTGTGTAGCATCACTTGGATCTCCATAACTACTATTCTTTTGGAAGAAAGATGCCGCTATATCTGTGTTACCTAATTGTACACTTCCTGGGAATGTTGTTGTAGTATTACTTGCCACAGATCCAACAGTATCAAATACCTTAGCACCACCAGGTGTTTTAAGAGTCATTGTTAAGTTGGTTTGATCTAAGATGTCGAAGTTATCAAGTTTAAATTTCTGTGCGTCTATGCTACCATCTGTGCCAGTTTGTACTATTCTAGAAGCAACACCAGTAGTTGTAAATTTACTGTATGTGTCAATTAAATCATCGATGCTAACTGCTACGGTGTCTGCTGTGCCTGAGGTAATATTTGCCAACACAGTTTTTTGTGCCATGTCAGGTAAGTCTGAATAATCAACACTACCTTCCTTTAGAGTAACAAAACCGTTTGTAACAGTAAAGTCACCTGAGTCAAAACTAGCTAGTCCTAAATCACTTTGAGCAATACCTGTAGCATTAGCTCTGGTAGTTGCCGCATTCATTGCCAACTTGCTTTGAGCTATACCAGCGTTTGTGTTTACATCCGCATTTATAATAGAACCTGCGGTAATTGAGAACGTAGCAATATTTCCTGCTACACTAATTCCAATATCACCTGCCGGAGTAACGTTGTCATAACTAGATCCGTCCCACGCTAGGAAATCATTAGTCTGTCTATTAGCAATATTAGCACCAATAGCTTCTGTACCAAATGGAGTTCTAGCATCAACATATGATTTAGTTGTCGCATCCTGTTGATTGGTTGGATCCGCCATATTGAATATCTTATTGGTTCCACCAGCATTTAAGTTTCCTGTTAAAGGTGTTGTACCGTCTCTTGCTAAAGCACCAGGTCCTATGGTTCCAACTGTTTGTAAAGATCCTGTTCTATCAAAGTGCAATCTTCTTGTCAAGAATCCCTCAGCGGCAAATTCCGTAGGCACAGCCGACGGATCAGCATCTGCCATTGTGTCATCGTTACTAAATTCAGTAATTCTAACACCTTGTTTAAATCCTAGTCCATCTAAGTTACTAATAGCTATAGAAGCCGCAAAAGTAACAGTACCTGTTCCTTGGTCAACACTAAAGAACTTACCAACTCTAAAGAATCCGTCTTGGTCTGTAGAAGCAAAGAATACTCTACCTTTTCCTCTTTCATTAACCTCATTGGCTTGTGTAGCCGCGTTTACTGGTTCACCGTAAATAATGCTTGGATAGTTGGTAGTGTTAAATCCACCAGTACCAATTTTATCAAAGTCATGTCCGTTAGCTCTTAGTGTTGAAATACCGACTGTAATATTTGCCGCTTCATTTGAAGCTAATGATAAAGTAAGTGTTATAGCAGTGGCTCCTCCAGCACTATAAACTTTTTTAGCAATACCTGAACCAGTGTATAAAGTATTATCACTGTTTATGTTAGAAGCCGCAACATCTGTCAAATTAATTGTGGCAAAAGTTGTTCTGTCCGTGTAATTAGACACTTGGTGGAGTTTGCCTCCCCAAGCAAATATCATATCGTTATTATTAATTCTAGCAATACCTGCCGCTGTTAGTTTTTCAATAGCAATAACAACGTCACCAACTGTTGCTCCCATTGTTGTACCAGCACCAGCGTATGTGTTGTTTACAGCTTCTGTTTGATTTACTGTCAGGTTTAGATGTTTGAATCCTGAATCAAAAACAATTTGGAATCTATCAGCCGCTAGTGCACTATTGTCAGAATCTTGATTGTTAAAACTAATTGTTCTATAAACTTGATCTAAGTTTTCATCAAATATCAAAGCTGTTGACGGTCTAATACTTGTAACGCCTGATACTCCTGAGAACAAGTGGTTTTTGTTCATTCTCATCATTACGTATGGAGAAGCATCTGATGCCAAGTTTACATTATGGTCACCTGTTATGGCACTTGCTAATCCAGTATCACCTGATATGTTACATCTGTAAATTGTTTGATTAGCACCTTTACGCCCTGTAGGACCTGTAGCACCTGTATATCCTCCTGAGTTTGAAGTAGGAACAGATAATGCCGCTACCGCTGTGACCTCATATGTGTTTAATGCTGTAATGTTTCCGCTTCCATCCCTTGTGTAAACGTCAATCAAACTGTTAGGATATGGATGATAATCACAATCATACAAGTGTATAGTGTTTACACCTGCCGCATGTGAAATAGCACCAAAGCCATATGTGTTACTAGCATCATTGTAAACCTTAGCAGGCTGTTGCATAGTTCTTAAGGAAGTAACTTGGTCAACTGTTTCGTTAGGATCTGATCCTGCCGCAACCAAACCAAAGTTACCATTTGCGTTAGAACAGTTTAGAGCTCTAATCTCGGAACCGTTGTTACTGAAAAACGCTATGTGGTTGTAATATGTGAATGTTGAAACTTGTTCTGAAAGACCTGCGTTGTTAACAAATAATCCATAGCCTAAGTCATTAACCTGTGTATAGTCATTTGCCAACATTGATCTATTACCAGCAGTCTGAATGAATATAGCTGTACCACTTCCTGGGATAGCATCTGTATATCCATTACCACTGTTTGAAAGTTTGTTAATTAAAAGTTTAGCTGTACCTGCTCCTCCATCATATTCAGAAATAGCATCAACTTGATATCTGACACCATTAATAAAGAATGGAGCAGGAGTTTGCGGTTTTCTAATCCTTAAACCTGTGCCAGCCGCTGATTGAACATTCAATGTATAGTTGTCATCTTTACTTGTAATAACTGTTTCTAAGTTACCTGAGAAACCATCAATAAACATACCACCTCTAAATGCTTGTTTATTAACACTACCTGAGAATGATCCACAAACCTGTGTATAAGGAGATTTGATAAGGACCTGACCTGCTGGATCAAGTACCTGAGCAAATCCTCCATGTCCTTGGAATGACATGTTTGCTAGTCTTGTAGCGTCATTCATTAAGAATACGTCCATTTGGTCGTTACGTTTAGCTACACTAGTTGAGTCTGCTGGATCTGTTAAGTAGTGATATCCATAATTAACAGTTTTCTTAACATGCCAAGCACCTGAGCTAATTGTGTTTAAGTTTGGTAAAATATCAACTGTTAATGTAACATTGAAATCACTTCCGCCATCAGCATTTGAAATTAGACCAACTGCTCCGTTATCTGTGTAGAACCAAGCACCGTCCCAAGCAACTGGAGCAATATTGTCTGCTGGAGTTACAGTAATAGTACCACCTGCTTCATTTATTCCTGTTATGGTAATATCTTGTGCCGTAGCAATGTCAGATCCAGTAAAGTCTGTAATTTTTAAATTATCTAAAAGTTTATCTCTGTAAAAATAAGATTTTACCCAAGGTGATTGTGATATTCTAGGTGCTGGTCTTATTTGACAACGTCTAAAGTCTGAACCTTTGATTGATACGTTTTCTGGAACCTTGATAGGATAGTCTTCATAGTAAATACCGGATTCAACATGAATACAGATTTGTTTTTCTTTTGTTCCATTACCATATTCTAGTTCTTCACCAATTCTAAATTCTTTAGGTTCAACCAATACTACTTCTACTTCGTCATAAGCAACATTACCTAAATCTACACCACTTGTATATTTTACAATCCTACCTCTTGCTCCGGTAGTTTTACCTACAATAATTTTTCCTGGAAGTATATCTACATTGCTGTTTATACCTTGATCAGTATAATAGTTTGATCCACCATTACTAAATTGAATCTTGTATGTGCTACCTTCAACTACTGTGTAAGTATCTACTGCTGTGAAGCCGTTTGTTAAAATATCTAGGATAATATCAAACTGGTTATCTAATGCGTTTTTAATTGTATCAGATACTGTTGTGAGAGTACTATCTAAATATTGTGGAATGTCTGTTGAAAATTCTCCTGGATATTCTTTGATTCCAGTATTACATTCAAATACGATACCATCTAATTGAACAACATTACCTGTAGATAATCCGTGTGTGGTTGTAGTTGTTATCAAACCTTTTCCGGTTACGTTATCATAAGCAAAATTGTTTATCGCAAACTGTGTATTTCCAAAAGTAACAGTACCACCTCTGATGTAAGTATGGATTGTATTTGAAGTACCTACAGCAACTTGGAATTGTGTGCCTGATAAATTAGCACTTTCAACTGTAAATAATCTTGATTGCCTTTTTAAGTCTGTATTCGAAACAACGCTTCTAACATAAGATTTTGCTTTCGTAATAGCCGCAAGTGTTTCGGTCTTTTGACTTATTCTTGCCTTTGCTCCGCTAGGTGTGCTGAAATATCTCTTGGCGGCTTGTAGTGCGTTAAAGTTTGAATTTGTTCCGTTCCTTATATCGATAATCATACCATCGATAATAAGTCCTAAATCTCTTTCACATGTATTATTTGCTTTTTCTGGTTGTACTGGACCAGGCACTTTTCCTAATCCATTAGCAATCACATCTACAATCAGTTCTGTAAGAGTGTTCGCTCTTCCAGGAATATCTTTGTTACCAGTTCCATAATCTGCGTAAATTGGTTGTGGGTAATATGTATTACTTACTGTTGGTGCTGTACAAGATAGGTAGATGTCAGCTAATTCAACTTTGTTTCCTGCTACAAAATTATGGTTAGCTGAAGTTGTTATTGTAGCATAACCCGTTGTGTTACTGTAATTGAAACCAGTGATTGTGTTACTTTCTGAGTAATACTTGACAGCATTTGTTCTTGCTCCGACAAAAGTATGTACACTTGTATCAGAAGATATACCTACATTCACTGTAATTGTTGTACCGCCTACTGCCGTAATAGGTAAAGCTGTATTGTATGCTGGATCACTGCTAGGCGATGATGTTACAGATTCTTTTCTAGGATAAGAATGTAATGTAGCATTGTTATCTTTGGCACATGTAAATGTAAAACTGTTTGGTTCTATTTCAATTGAGTTTGAAGTAGTAAGGGAATGGTTGCCTATTGTAATAACCATGTCTCCAGTTGAAGGATTATAAGTTGCTCCTGTTGGAGAAAATTCAGTTAGGTTTCCTTTTATTGTACCACCACTTACATAAGTGTGTCCGTACTTGCTAGGACCAACATAAACTTGTAATTGATTTGATGTAGGAGCTGTTCCTAAGAAGCTTGTGTTTTGTACTGTGAATTTATAACAGTTTGCTTGACTAACAAGTTCTGGATATACTTTTTGCTGTGTCGAACCTTCGTATGTACAAGAAACATTTACACCAGTCAACTGTACTGTATTACCTGCTGATAGTCCATGTGTTGTAGTTGTGACAACATCAGCAAAACCTGTTGTGTAATCATATGTGAATGTGCTTACGTTAAGTTGTGTTCCGTCTGATTTAGTTACCAACCCACCATTGACATAAACATTCGCGTATGACGATGTACCAATGTAAAATCTGAAACCGGTTCCGGTTAAGTTAGCCGCATTTACCTGGAAGTATCCTTGTTTTGTAGGATAAGCTGTTCCAGTTAAAATGTAATCCTTAACTAAATCTCTAGCAAATTCGATTGCGGCATTTGTTTGGGCTATTTGGTTGACAGTATTACCTGCGTTACTTGTATTTTTGTTTACAGCATTTACAGCACCAGCTAGATAACTTGAAGCTATTCTACGTGTTTCAATGTTTCCGCCTCTGGCTAAATCATTTTCCCAAGCATCAACAATGTATCCTACATCTCTTTTACATTTTGCTGAACTGTATTTGAATCCTGTAAAGTTAGCAGTACCATCACTATAGCTTACAGTTGCTCCTGTGTTAATTTGATAATTAATCCAGGCTGTGACTTCTTCTTGTATAAATTTTTTATTTTTAAATAACAAACTTTCTGTGTTTGTGTTAATGACATTAGTATCAAAGAAACTGTGTGTAGGAAAATTATCTTTTACATAGTCTACAACCGATTTTTGTACAAACTTTTTACTTCCTTGTAAATATTTTATTGCACTTGATGCGGCTGTGTTAGGTGTTTTAGTTTCTGACTTTGTGACTAATGAAATACCATCACCTTCATTAAAAGTAATAGTTTGTCTATAAGCACCAGGCTCTATGGGTGCTGACTCCATTATCTCTTGTGCTTTTAATGCCGCGGCTTTTAAACTGCCAAAGGCATAACTCAAACCTCTTCCTTCAAAACCAACTGGAGTGTTAGCTTGTGTATCATCACCTTGTTTTGTTACAAAAAGATCTTCTGTACTTGCGTAGGAAGAATTATCAACATAAAGTTTTGATGCCGCTTGTCTATCTTCTATAGGGCCTGTAGTCCCTTGTAGATAACCAGGATGGTCTGAAAGATATAAAGGTCCTGCTAATTCATCTCCCTGTCTTCTGACTGAAGCATTTCTTGGCATGACCTCATCAACTCTATAATTTCCATATAAATCTTCATTGTAACTTTGATCTTTAATTACATCTGTGCCTGTTACGGCAGTCGTTGCTCCTAAACCAATATTGACTTTGACTCTTGATAGATCGTCATCATTTTGTGCTTCTGTTTTAGTTGTGTGTAAGCTCAATTGATCGGAAGAAACAAATCTAATAAAATAATCTGTGTTATTTGTCAATCCGTTTGGTGCTGTATTTGTAGTAGAATATTTCCATTGTGTACCATTAAAGCTGTTATCGAATCCATGATTAGATATAACAACGTTACCTGATCTGTATTCAGTAATTGTTTGTGTGTATTCTGAATCATTAGTTGGTTCAGATCTGGCATAAACAGATTTATTAGTTTGTGTTATTGTATGGGGTGCGTAGTTTTTATCTTGATATTTTTTATCAGTAACAATATCGTCTATTGTAATTTGTGAAGCATGAGTTTGATTAAATTCTGCCACAGCCGCAAGAGACGTGTTAATTTTTCCTATTGAGTAAACAGCATTACCACTTAAAGGTCCACCTAGTATAGGACTAGTGTCAGCGTTAATATTAGCACCAGTATTTGTTATTGTAATATTAGTAGCACTTGTGTTATCAATTGATATTCCTGTACCACCTGTCAATGTTTTTTGTATTAATTCTGTTCCAGTAGTGTTTCCTATAAGCAAACCATTTGGAGTAATAGCTGTTGGTGTATCACTTAATGCTGTAAAGCTGATGGTTCCGCCTTGTCCAAATACGGCGTAAAGTTCTGTAAAGTTTTCGTTAGCCTTTTTAAACGCTTCACGAATACTATCACCAGTTCCGTCGTTACCTTCAACCCCTAAATAAATATCTTGTCTAGCCATGTATTAAAATCCTATGCTCTCTCCACAACCACAACTTGATGTTGAAGCTGGATTTTCAATTGAAAAATATGAGCCAAATACTTCCTTCTTGTAATCTACCTTTGATCCAATCAAGTACATAATACTTGCTGGGTCAATCAAAAACTTTCCTTTTGGAAGTTCTATGACTTCATCGTCTTTTTCTGCTTCATCTGCCAATGTCCAATCGTATTTAAACCCAGCACATCCACCGCCCTTTAAGGACAATCTGACTGCTTTTTTATCGTGTTCCTCAAGCATTGTAACCATTTGTTCCTTAGCTTGTTCAGTTAAAAATAGTATGTTTGACATCATCTGCTCCTTAGTATTTATATAATCTTTTACAATCCGAATGTAAATAAATACATTATGTTCTTAAGAATTGAAAAAGAAATGCGTTTTTATGTAAGACAAAGCAAATCTGGTAAGAGCCATCCTTACAAGCGTCTACGTAGTTATGCCGTTTTCAAGTGCGACGAGTGTCATATAGAATTTAAACGTGAAAAAGGTAAAGTTGACCCTAAAAGATTAGATGATTTGTATGTTCATGTCTGCCCTGATTGTGACCCTAAACGCTTTGCCCAAAAAAAGGGCGTCGAACAAAGAAGAAAACTTAATATCCCTGTCGACGCCGATATAACTATTGATGAACTATAATTACTTTTCTTTCTTCCAAATAGTCCAAACACCCCAAGCTATCGCTAATCCTGCCGCGATTTTTGCCAAGGGAGCCATGAATAATATCATAAGACCTAGAGCGATACAAACTGCTCCGTCCCATGATGTTCTTTCACTGATTCTAGATTTTAACCATTTCATAGTTTTCTCCTTTGTCGTAAATTTATTTATTGGCCGATTCGAAGAGTTTTATACTCGCTAAATTCTTTGCCTTGCTTTCTACCATTATATCAGCGTAATCTCTAAAAGATAAAGCCCAATCGTTAACAGCATTATTCCACATATAGTCGCTATGAGCACGTAGTTTTTGTTTTTTGTATCCTTGTTCAAGTAACTTCTCCATGTTTGGTAGTGTGTTTATATCATGATCAACGAGTATGTCTTCTCGTGATACAGAATAGTGTATGACAGGACGCACACCACGCCAACTGTCTATTATGCGTAGAAATCTATCGTCGGTAGGCTGAATATATTCACCTGTTTTGACCCAGTGATGGTGTATGTCAAGCACCAATGCGAGGTGTTTTCGTAACTCCAAACTTGCGTCGATACCCCACGAGTTTTCGTCGTTCTCGATTGTAATTGTGTTTCTCGCCTCCGGAGATAATCTTGGGTGGACGTTGAGGATACCGGCTGGACCCTTACGGCCGGAGATGTGGACATTGATCTTAAAGTCCTGGAATTGTCTACCGTACCCCATCCATCTTGCGACATCAACATGATATTCAAACTCCTCTACACTTCTATTTACTATATCGTCACTATCACTAGCAAGGACAGTGAACTGACCAGGGTGCATACTAAGGCGTACATCAAGACTGCGAGCCAACTCACCGACTGGTGCCAAAGCCTGTTCGCAATATTTACGTACATCAGGTAGCTTCCAGAAATAGCCCCAAGTAGGCTCAGTGTAAACAGGCAAAACATCGGAACCAAGTCTAACCATTCGTAAATCATGTTGTAGTCCTCCCACGTACTTAATTAAATTGTAATAGGATTGAATGTTGTGTTTACAAATATCCCATAGTCTTTCTTCTGCTACTTCTTTTGTCTGTCTATTTAACCAAGCAACAGTTGTTGACCTTGTGTTCAAAGGTCGTTGTATCTCCTCCAGAAGTTTTTTCTTCTGTGTTTGATCTTCATGCATGTATTTACATGCGAAACCTATTCTTCTCATAACTTTCTTTTTTATTCTCTCGGCTTTACTCTGTCTTGACCATTCTAATCCTTGCTTTAGGATTGCTTCTTCTTCTGGCCAAACTTCGTGGAAATATTTTTTAGTAGCTTCCATGTGTGTTTCCAATCATCTACACTATAACATCTTCCTAAATTATTGTCAAGTATTACTTTTTTCAAAGGATAATCATTTCCTGCTTTATCCATTCTATCACCAAAAAAGTGTAAAGTGTCGTTCAATTCATCAAAATCATTTATTATTTGGGCTTTGTCTTTGCCATAAGGAAAGATATCAATACCAGTTTCACCACCTACTACTGCTTGAATGGCTGGAAAAAACTTTTGGAATTCTTTAGCAATACGTATTCTTTCTTTTGTTTTGGTATCATATTCAACATACATTTTACGTTCGCCCATAGTTGCGTTTCTACCAACTACACTAAAGTTAATCATACCTGGCCTTTTCTCTATGTGTAATCCTGTCCTTAAAGGAAAGTCACTTAATCTACATTCAGCTTTTAACCATTGTTCTGCTTCTTCAGGTATTTGCCAATCACTTGTATAAACATTTACATTTCCATCCCATACATCGCTACCTGAACAGTTATAAACTCTGTCAGCAAGGCTGTATATTTCTTCCCCTACCTGCTCTATTGTTTTTTCTCTATCACTGCCAGTAACAAGATATACATCATTTTCAGCACAGAAGTCTGTAAAGAAAACAGCAAAATCCATATCAATCTCTTGTCTACTAGGTGTTAAAGTTCCGTCAACGTCAAAAATAAACTTATCCATAAGTCGGCTCCGTTATTTGTTTTGAAATCATAGATGCTGTATAGGCTGAAAGCGTCCAACCAAGATGACCATGTCCAGTGTTGTAATATACATTTTTATTACGTTTACTTCTTTTTACAATTGGCATCATATTTGGAGTCATCGGCCTAAGTCCTGCCCAAGGAGTTACATGTTCCGTATTGATTCCAGGAAACATCTTTTCACTCCAAGTTATTAAAGGTTTAATTCTACTTTGTATTATATCAGTATTGTAACCATTTAGTTCTGCTGTACCTGCCACTCTTAATCTGTCTGCTCCTAATCTACTTGTTACAATTTTAGCTTCATCATCTAACATGCTAGTCCAGGGAGCTACTTCAGGATTACGGATTGTTATGCTGTATCCTTTAACAGGATAGATTGGTAGATCATCTCCTATAGTTTTAGCAAGGCTTCTGCTGTCAGTTCCAGCACATATCACCACAGGAATATCAAACATTAATTTTTTTATTTCTTTACACACATGTTTTACTCTATATTTTGTTTCTAATATAAACAGTAAATTTGTACAAAATTTATGTATATCGCCAGTAAAATCTGTTTCATTGAAAAATCCTCCTAGTAATTTTGGTGGAGGAACTAATGCTGGTTCTATTTCTAAACATTCTTTAGGCGATACTTCCCAACGAAATAGTCCTGCTTTTTTGTAAATTTTGTTTACTTCTCTAGCATTTTCCAATTCAGTTTGGTCAGTGTATATGTGAAGTATTCCTTTTTCAACCATATCAAAGGATAAATTTTCTTCTTTTGCTATTTGCTTGTATATCTTATGTGCCTGTAATGCCCATTGACATGTTTTTAATGTGTTGTCTTTTGCTTGTGGTATTGCTTTCACAAATCTATATATCCAATTATATTTTTCTAAATTAAAAGCAGGATTAATTTTTAATGGAGCATCTTCTTTAAGTAACCACTTGATACCTTTTTTGACACTACGCCAACTGTTCCATGTTTCTGCGTTGCTGGCACTGAGTTGTCCGCCATTTGCATAGCTCGTAGCCATTGCTGGATACTTTCTCTTGTCGTATATTACCACTTCATGTCCTGCTCTTGCTAGGAAATAAGCAGTTGTGATTCCGGCTATTCCGGAACCTACTACGGCTACTTTCACCCATCATTCTCCTATCTAATACTACCCATCATTACCAATACACAAACATAAAAAAATGCAAACACAAAAACTGGTGCCGCATTTGATATTTTTTTAGTAGTTGTTGGCTCAGGCTTTGTCCAATCAGCAGGCATGTAGTCTCTATCCCAAGCATCTCTTCTTGTATCTATCTTACGTTGATCAACATTAATAGAGCCCGGGTCTACTTTGTAGTCTTCGTTTGTCATCTCCAATTCTCCTTTACCCAATCGTCCTCAACCTGGTGTGGATGGGGTTCTCCGTGGAATACAGCAACATTACATAAATGATGGACTATAGGATCTGCCTTTACCTTAAAGTTTCTTATGCCTCCTATCCTGTCCAACTGTGACCTATCTCTCATTTCCCATTTGTAACTGCGTATCCATTCGTCTGGCCAAAACATCCATAAACTTTTCTTATCACTTAACATTTCATATATCCAGTCTTGGTCACCGTGGTACCTTCTCATGTTCATTGCGGCGTTTTCCATAAACACATCATACACAAAAGGTAATGACCCTGAAACTAATCTAAACACACTACTATTCATTCTACTCCAGTCATGCCTAATGCTTCTGTTGAAGTCTCTACAAATTAAAAACTTTCCAGGATTATAAGAAAAAAGATTATCTATATTTTTGTGTATCACGACATCAAGATCGAAGTAAAGTATATTGCCATCTAGGGGAAAATTTTTATCAAAGAAGATAGGTTTGTACCACCAACCACTTACTCCCAAGTGTTTTAGTGTTATTGTTTTGATGTTTGAATTTATTTCACGTATGTCGTCGGTGAAACACACAAATTCATATGGCACAGTACAATGACGCTTAACCATGTTGTAAAGGTTATTCACATACTGTGCGTTATATTTGGTACCGTGTTTAAGACAAACGACATAGTTTGCCCGTTTATCTACTACAGGTTCATTAACTGCTACTTTAACTGTTCTTTCTGTATCTTTTGCTTCTAAAGTATTCTTTTGTGCCTTTTTAGCTCTATCGGCGGCTTTTTGCCTTCGCCTCTGCTCACGAATGACTTTCCACTGTTCTTTTGTGTATTGTGATTTATCTATCTTTGCCATTGTACATGGTAGCCTTATCTCTCGTATATAGCAGAATTAGCACCATGCTCAGCACACTCAACACTCACTACAAAACATCTATCGTTTGTTTTTTCTCTGATAAGTTTATCAGCAAAGTTAAATGCGTGTTCGGCAAACTTTTCAGCACCAACACCATCAAACATTCTAAGTTCAGCGAGGTCCAATGCTTCAAGTTCTTTGAATTTCCCAATGTGTGGATCATTATTATCTAAACATAATTTGTGATCAAAGTTATCTTCCAACCATGCTTTCAAAGGTTTCAACCCACCAAAGTCAACTGCCCAATTTTTGTTGTCAAGTTCTTTACAACCAAAAGTAAATTTAAATTGTAAACTATATCCGTGTAGCAAGTGACAATGGGAATGATCAGCATTTGGCTGTCTAAATACAGCACTTAATCCTATATTGTGTCCATATGTTTTAGTAGAATAGTATTTTCCCATAGTTTACCTTTCCAAGTTTCTTATATTATATTATAATTTGTTAATATTGTCAACCTTTATATTTTTAAAATCCCATTGTTTTGGACAATTCCAGTTCTCCAAATTAAAGAAATGAAATGTAGTATCTTGATTATATTCAAAAAGTTTACCTATTTGATACACCCAATAAGACCAATCGACAGCATCATCATGTAAAGTTTTATACCCATCTGTGTTGGCATAAACATTATTTGTGTTACCGCCTTCAGTTCCATAAAGATCAAATCCAACAATCTTAATGTATTTAGACAATGTGGTCGCTAACAATAATGCATATGGACCACTGCCCCAATGAAAAGGATCATCTTGCCTTTTGTCACCTTTGTAAGGTAGTTCTGGTAAAGCAATTACATGTTCTTTTGGAAAATCTGCTATCCATCTATGTCGCGTGTAAATTGGAGAGACTCCAGCACCGATAGCTTGTTTGACCATCTTCTTATCACAACAGACCAGATGGTCTACATAAAAGTCTCTGAAGATAGCATTACAACCTATCTTTGTTTCAGGATAACGGTCAAGATTTATCGTTGTCCTGCTTGTCCCGTTTCCTATTACTATCATTGATTTCTTTTTTGATTTCTTGGATGTCAGTGATTATTGTGTCAAATCTATTATGAGCACCTTTGAGTAAATTGAAAAGTTCCTTGACAGTATCTAAAACCCACCACCACCATGTAAAGGCAATGACAGCAAATACAGTACCTAAAAATATAAGTGCGTGTTCTAACCAGCCTGATACATCAAATATCAATACTAGACAAAGCAAAAATAAAGCTCCTATCGGAGCAACTCTGCCTAACATGTACCAAGCGTTTACTTGTTTATTTACGTCTTTCTTCATCCACCAATCATCCCAAATGTGCGCCACTCTCCAGGGGTGCCTGTTCTTATACAAATCCAACCAACAATGCCGTTTGGCACTGGATCGTCATTCCATACAATATCACCCTTGTTATAAAGTCCAGTCTTAGGAACATCACTGTTCACTTCGAATTTCTTTCCTTGAAATCTTACTGGCAAACTTGTTTCTATAGCTACATCATTTGGTACGGTGTCTACACCGACGCCGAGATTACCGTGGATTATAGTATCTTCTTTGCCAGCAACATGAAGCCTTCCTTTACTATCTATCGAAAGTTTCGAATTGCTTGTGCCGGCCAATCTTTCCATGGTAAGAATCCAATTAGAAAGATCATTTAATCCTGACTTTATTTCAGAAATAGCTTGAATATCAATATTAAAAAGTTTTGTCATTATTTTTCTATCGCTCCAAAGCCCTTCCATGTACCAGGATTACCTGGGATAATACAAACCCAGCCTACCCATTTGCCCTCGGCTACGTCTGTATTGTAAATTATATCTCCCTTGTTGAAGTTACCTTCTGTAGGAGGTTGATTGCCAACTGAAAACTTTTTGGCATTAAATCTTATATCACCCTTGACTTCTAAGTCAACATCTTCGCCAGGATATGCTGTATTAATTCCTAGCTTATCTTTTATTTCAACTCCTCCGTGCTGTTTGATAACAATTCTTTCTTTGTTATCAGTAATTAAGGACATTTTACTTGTCGTCCAAGCACCTACTCTTAAATGATCAAAGTCTGGATCAACAACAAATTCAGCTTCGTCACTGGAAACACTCAACTGTCCGTTTGGTGCTTCTGTTCCTATCCCTAATCTACTTGTACCACTTTCATAAAAAATATAATCGTCTACAGTAAGGTCGCCATCTGTTTGTAAATTTTGTAATCTACCTACCGTTGAAAGGTTACTTTTAGTTATTGTAGCACCTAATGAGTCCTGTGTAATAACAGGAATATTATCAATACTATAAGAAGCATCTCTGTGAAGATCAACAGTATTGCTGATGTAAAACCTATCATCACGCCAAACTAATTGTTTTGTCGCTTCACCCTTTTTACGCCATTGTAAACCAATTAGACGTGTATCACCTTCTACTTGAAAATCTAATGATGTGTTATGTTTTTGATCTGTATATGTTTCGTCTACTCGTAATGTTTTAGCTTTTAATTCACCGCCTACTGTAAGATTGTCTTCTACACTTAAATCACCCATCACATTATCTATATCAGCACTACCTACTGT